ATGGTCGTATTAGAAACTGAAGTTAAAAACGTCAATGTTAAAACGTTAACGCTCCGTCACTTCGCAGTGTCTCACGTTCCAGCTTTCAAGCTCTGTTACATCACTACAACTGACATCTTTGAAGAAGTCGTTGTTCCTTTCAATCACTTTGGCTACTGCATTAGCACATTCGAAAACAACCAAGAGTCCTTTGGTTATCTCTCGGTTGGCGATTACGAGTTTCGTTTTGAATCTGACGAACATGAAGTTCTATGTCGTTTCTTAGGCATGACACCTTCAAAAGCGACGGCTTTAGAGGCTCAGTAATCATGAACGAAGCTCAAATCATCTATTACGACTTGCTGCCTGACTACACGGTGTCTGTGTTGGTCAAAGGTTGCGACGAATGGGATTTGCTTAAATCCATGTCTCATCTTGAGTCTTGGGCTTCGTCTCAGTTCGCTTCTTATGAGTTGGTGTCCATCACCAACACGACCGTTGAACAACGTATCAATATGGGGGTGTTCGATGACTACTGCAACTAACATCCTTAAAAGTTTCGATGAGCAAAGCGTTCATATTGATTACCTGTGTTTTACGTTTGCCGTGAAAGACTTACGTCATTGTCACGATGCGGTTCGTCGATTGCACAAGCATGAGGAATACAAAGGCTTTGCCAAATCTGGGCTGTTACAGCGTCACTGTCGTGCGCCTAAGTTCCCTGCTCCACCTGTGTTTAATCCGACGGTCGCTCAGACTTCCGACGAGATTGATGCGTACAACAAAGCATTTGATATCTGTTATCGCAATTACTTGGAAGACTGCTTGCGCATCTTCACCAACCAAGTGCTTGGTTTGTCGCTGTCAGCACCTCGCGGTTTGGGTTTCCAGTTCTACACCGAATCCATGAAACTGACTTCACCAGATGGTGAGGACTTCTGCGGCTTCGTTGGTATCGGCGGTAACAATGACACGGTGCATTTCCAAATCAACGGAACGGGATGCAAGCATGTATTTGCCCGTCGTCCTACGTGGTCGCTACATGACTGGCTGACCAATGTACTTGGTGTGCAAACTTTGGCGCGTGTTGACTTGGCCTATGACGATTACGACGGGATTTTTGATTGCGAATACGCTTACAAGGCGTGGCGTGACGACTGTTTCCGCACCGCAGAACGTGGTCGTGGCCCTGTGCTTCATGAAGATATGACCATTGCCAGTATCGGCAAAGACGGCAAACCGATTTACACCAAAGAGCAATACTCGATTGGTTCGCGTACCTCGCGCATTTACTGGCGTATCTACAACAAGGCTCTTGAGCAGAAACTCGCGAACACGGGTCTTGTCTGGTACCGCTCCGAAGTCGAGCTTAAAAAATGGAATGTTGATGTGTTGCTGAATCCTGCTGGCGCGTATGCCGCGCTCAATGATTTCGCAGCCTCGATTTCTACTGCAAAGAAATTCAATACCAAACCTGTCCCGACTAAACGTGCGGCGTTAGACCTGTTGGCCTCGGCTCACTGGATGCGTCGCCAGTACGGGAAAATCCTGAACTCTTTAATCGAATTCCATGAGGGCGACATTGAAACCGTTGTCGGCTCACTCGTCCGTGATGGAACCAAATTCACCTTCCCCGATACCTACGGCAAGTTGGTGACACACATATTGGAGACCTAACAAATGGCTAAATCTGTTTTCGTCCTAGGCATGGACATCACTTGGAACTCGGCACGTGGTGACAGTGCACAACTGAACATCTCGCGCCCACTACGCGAAATCAACTCGGAGAAATTCAAGCGTCGCACCATCGGCGAATCTGGTGACGTAAACCCGCAATGGGATCAACCTTTGATGATTGAACATAGTTACGCCCTACTCCTTGAGCGCACTGGCGCTCTGGTTCCTCGCCGTGAATACCAATTGCGCTTGGAGATTAACCCAGAAGACCCATTGGCAGGCGCTATCGTGACTGAGCTTATTCCAGTCGACCAAGAAATTAAGAAGCATTTTGAAGCTTCAATGAAGGCTAACTAAGAAATTTTATGTCTATTTGCGTAACGGTTATTGATGGTGTTTTACAACAAGCAACGAATGGCAGTTGTGAGCTCATTCTAATGTCAAAAGAACAAGTTACGCAGTTAGTTGATGGTCAATTTGATTGGTCATTACTCGAATTTGACAAGGAACTGTACGAATACGTTTTAGGCCAGTCCCTTGTCACTTTCATCGGCGGCCATGTCTTAGGCCGCATACTTAAATACTTTGGAAAATAATAGGAAAAACAGCATGAAATACATGAATCAACTACAGAGCTTTTTCACTAACAAATACACACAAGCGGGTGTGGCAATGTCGCTTTCTGTTCCGGCTTTTGCAGAAGGTAACGCTAACGTTGAAGCGATTAACGGTGCTATCGATGGCGGTAAACAGATGGTGTCTTTGACCACTTCTGGCGTTATCGGTATTGCGGCTCTTGGCTTCGGCTTGGGGATGGTTGTTGCGTGGCTACGTAAATAATGCTCCTCTCTATCGCTTTAGCCTCGTTAATATCTCTGTCCTTTTTATACGGGGTCTATACAGGCGTTATATCTGGTTAAGGGGAGCTTAAAGCTCCCTTTTTTCTTCTCAGTAATAAGGTGATTTCATGCGTTTTATAGCTCCCTTCTTATTACTTCTTTCACCACTGGTCTTCGCTGATGAATGTCCTGACGGTGAGCAAATGTATCAAGGCCAATGCCGCACCACTTGTGAAATCTTGGCTCAAGACTCAAGCCCTAGGGGTATGCGTTGGGATGGTACGGTTTGGGGTGATGCGCCTACTGGTTACTGTCGTGGCTCTGGCTCATCGGGTTGTGAACTTCGCCGTGCAGGGGTAACCATTCAAGTTGATAGTTCAGTTTTCTGGCAAGGTGACTTTAAATATACAGGTGCATCTTGTTCTAATGTTGGTGAGTACACCGGAGATTCTCCTTGGACCGAACCTGACGATGGTAACTCTAACGATGGTTCAGGTAATGATTCTGGTGACGGGTCTGATGGTAATACAGATGGTGGTGATGACCTCGACCATGGTGGCGGTGGCAATGGCGGTAACTCAGGTGCCGCTTACCCAAATAGCAATAGTCCCATCAACCACCTGCGTTCCATCCAAGAAAAACAGGTGATTTCTAACAACCTCTTAAACCGCAATACGAATGAAATCATCGAAATGAATGCCTCGGTGACGAACAGGTTGACGGATATCTATTCCCACTTGAGCACTGAGCAAGTCAGCACGAATAACTATCGAAACGAAATCAAGACGGGCGTTCGTGGCATTACGCATGAGTTCTATGAAACCAACTCTACGCTTAAAGACTTACTCGATACCATGAACTCGATTGACCGTAAGACATCCACTGGCTCTAGCAGCAATGTAGACCTTTCGCCTTTGATTGCCAGTACCGCTGAAATCGAGAAGCACACATCAGGTACTTACTGGTTCTTAGATGCTATGCGCAAGCAAGTTGATTCGGTTGCGGACAACACTGGCGCGATTAAATACCAAGTCACGCCAGTCTTAGAAAACATCGAGCAACGCATGGCAAGCAGCTCCCAGAGCACTCGTATTTTCCGTGATGGCGTCCGTAGTGATACTCGCGGTATCAAAACCAACACCAATAACATTAAGAAAGAAGTCACCAACACAAAGAAAGCCGTTCAAGCGACGACCCAATCCGTGGATGCGGTTAAGACTGCCATTGAAGATCAAACCGCTTCTCTAGATACCATTCTTAGTCGAATTGAAGAAGCCATTGGAAGTGCTGATGGCTCTGGTTCCACTGGTGGGGATAACTCAGACGTGGTGAGCAAACTTGGCGAACTTCAAGGCACCACGGAACAACTCGGTAACCAACTTGGACAATCACTGGATGGCATTCAAGATGCGATAAATGGACTCAATGATGGTGGTCAATTCCATGCTCCACCAACTGGCGATGGCTGGTCACAAGGTACAGCAATTGGTGATGCGGTGGATGGCCTAATTGATGACATCGATAAACTCAAAACGAACCTCAAGGACATGCAATCCAAGTCCCCTATTAATCTCGGCCAAATGAGCTTCAACGACGGCAACTACTCCGGTGAAGCCTTCACGCTTTCTCGCGCCTCTTGGAATGTGGATGTACGCTTTAACCTATTCAACACACTTGGCACGAACACAAGCACCATTCGCAACGTGATCATCTTTGCCGCGATGTTGATGGCCGCTTTCATCATATTATCGTCAGGACGCAAAGGAAGTTAACATGGATTTCATCTACGAAGCCTTTCAATACATCGCAAATGTGTTTGGCTCTATCTCTGACTTCTTCATGTCTATTCCCGACTTAATATTGGAAGTCTTTACCTATGCTTGGTACTGGGGTATCAAACTTTATCTCTCCATCAAAATATCTATGGTTGAGATGGCCTACGAAATCGCTTCAATGATACTGACGGATTACGAAGTCTATACGGTTCTCAATGCGGCGTTTAACAACCTAGCGCCAGACCTTAGACACGCCGCCTATCAACTCGGTGTTGTCGATGCCATTCGAATCGTTATCGATGGATTGGCTACCGCCTTTGTTCTTCGAATTATGGGGTGGTGATTATGGCTGTTATCTTTCGTCACGGCTCTAACGGTTCTTACAAGTCTGCTTATGCGACTTGGTTTGAAATCCTCCCTGCACTTCGTGAAGGCCGCTTGGTTGTCACCAATATTGAAGGCCTGCGCCCTAAAGAATCTATCGAGAAAATTCTTGGGGAAACCTTTCCGGCCAGTGCCAAACTTATAAGGATCTTTACGCGATCAAGTGAAGGTGTTCACCTTTGGCAGAACTGGTTTAACTGGATGCCGACGGGGGCATTGGTTGTTATCGATGAGTGCCAGGACTTGTACTGTCCAGAAGCAGGTTTTAAACGTGAGAAGTTTTTAGCTCGTCCGTTCTCAGAGTTCGAAGACATCTTACCAAAGGGCTTTGGTGAGTTGTTTCATTCTCGTTGGCTACCCATTGACCCTGATTCGCTCGATGAGAGTGACTTAGACGATTGTGAGCGTACGCAACTGGACGAGAACAACCGTCTGCTCTACCCGTTCGATTTCTATGGCGCTTTCATGCGTCACCGAAAATACCAATGGGATGTGATCATGCTGACACCGGATTACAGTGCAATCCCAACATGGCTAAAAGGTTGTGCGGGTGAAGCCTATTCACATCGTTCTACGGATACCTTCTTTCGTAAGCGTAAGCCGCGTATCTATAACCATCGTCCTAAAGCAACTAAGACCGACCCCACGACCAAAGCAGACTACGCCAGCTGCAGCAGTAAGAAGATTCCGGTGGATGTGTTCGCCCTGTATCAATCCACAGGTACGGGCGGATTCAATGAAACTAAGTCAGATATCTCAATCTTAAAGTCGCCAAAGTTCCTTCTGGCCATGCTCATTGGTGTGCTGGCTATTCTAAAATTTTTCTGGGATTTGTATGTATTATCTAATAGTGATGTGGATTCGGCTCAAACAGTTCCTGCGCAAGTTGAAACTGCTTCAGCGTCCTCTTTACCTACTTCGCCTACTCTATCAATACCTCAAGCCGATACTGGTTTGGCTCGGTCGAACGCTTCTAGGGTGGATACTAGCAATGCTCATACTCAAGCTAGTCATACGACTGTTCCTCATGGTGTAAATCCATTCTTTGAAGCACTTCCAATGTACAACGATGCGAAGTCTTTCTATCTCACGGGTATAAACACAGTAGCTAACACGCATGATTATCTGTTTCGCATCGATAGAGGTAGAGATACCTATTACTTGCGTTCACAGACGTTAGCGAAGTTTGGATATGAGTTTGAGTTAATTGATGAATGCTTAGTGATGGTGAAATCCAACACAATCAACGCACTACTAACTTGTCCACCAAGCATTAACTACGACGCTAACGAACCGGACAAAGAAATGCAGCTAACGGGTGTTCAAAGTGGTGTTGATATTTTCAACTTAAATGAGGGCTAACGTATGAATCGAAACAAAAGGTACGAACAACGCATGAAGCAAAACGGTTTTAAGAAGATAACGATTTGGGTGCCTTCTGATAAAGAGTCCGATGTAAAACAAGCTGCATCGGCCATGTGTGAAGATGAAAGCCTAACAACTGGCGTACTCAAGAATATAAACACGGGTCGCATGGTATCAATGCACTAAATAACACCTGTCACTGGTGACGTTGCCCCGCAGGGATAAGCAAAGCACGAAGTGCAAGCGAAGCACCAAGCCGCCCACGGAACCCATATTTTTGTATCAATAGCTAATCGGCGCGGTTAGCCTCCTTACCTAAATGGCTGACCACTCCCCACTTCCTGCTAAGCCAACCTTCCAGAGCCTAACCACGAGAGAGGTGCGTCTTGCTACTGCAACCCATCGAACCTTGAGTTAGGCTTCGTTTCTAATTCGTAGTCCTTGATCTCCATTCCAATTAAACGTAGCTTCTTGTGCGCTAGGTTTTATATGTCAAGGATATGAAATGGCTAAGTTTTTAAATACAAGTGCTACAAACTACTACCTCGAAGAACTCATCAAGAACGCATCAGAGAGACTGATTCTAATCAGCCCTTTTCTAAAGCTAAACGACCGCATCAAAGAATTGCTAGAAGACAAAGATCGTTTAAAGATCGATATCAGAATTGTCTATGGCAAGAGTGAACTTCAACCTGATGAAATTAACTGGCTTAAGGGTTTATCTTTCGTGCGTACGAGTTTCTGTAAGAACCTTCACGCCAAATGCTACATGAACGAAAGCTCATGTATCATCACGAGCTTAAACCTGTATGAGTTTAGTCAGGTAAACAACAACGAAATGGGTATCTTCATTGACCGTGACGAAGATGCAGAAATTTACAAAGACTCATACGAAGAGGCTCAACGCATTATTCGTATTAGTGACGAGGTTCGAATATCACTCGAGAAAGTTCAAGCTGCTGCCGTTGAGACTGCGAACAACGAAGAATCAGAGCCAGAACAAGACCAAAGCAAGGTCACTTCATCCAAGTTAGCTAAGAAGCACAAGCTTAAAACCGATGACTTCCTTAAGCTGTGTGTAACCAAAGGCTATCTATCGTTTGATGATGGAAAACATTCATTGACGGATGCGGGTAAATCTTCCGGTGGTGAGTTCAAATACAGTAAACGTTTCGGTCCTTACTTCATCTGGCCTGAATCATTAGAAGTTGTTTAA